TTTGCACAACAAATGGTGTTCCTGTATAAAAATGTTCTACAATATATTCTTGTGAGCCTTTAAGTCCATTATAAAAATAAATATGAGGTAATACTCTTGCAGGTTCGTAGGTCACGCTACTAATAAATGTTGGAATATAAATACGATTTATAGTTTCTAACGAGCTCGTTGTTCCACATAAACCTATTATAGTTGCAGTTAAATCAGCATCAGCTGTGTATACTAATGTATCTCTTTGAGCACAAAATGACGCAGTAAAAATACTACCACCAAACCATTCAAAGTCAACTACTCCATTACAATCATTCCAAATAGCTACTGACGAGCTCGCTGACCCCGTACCAGTATATTCTAAGAAAAACTCTGTGCATGTTCTATCTAATGTATCTCCTGTTCCTGGTATTTGTATTAAAGGTGAGGATGCCATACCAGTTTTAACATCAAAAGTTCCTTGTGAAAAATAGTTTTCAGTATCTACATAATATTGTTTACCATATTCTCTACCTGCTGCTTTACTAAATTGTTGTGAAATATAATCACTATCTAATGTATCTTGAAAGTTTAATCTTTGTGGTGCAAGGTTATTAGCAGGTGTTGCATCTATATTTTCATTTAGATTTATGTATCTATTGAAATCTTTGATTTGTCCTGTTTTATACCAATTACTAAATGGTTCAATTATAAACTCATTTAGTTTAGTTTTATTTGGATAAATTACTAAATTAAACTTTTTCTGTATTGAGGTGATAAAGTCAATTAAAAGTATTCCACTTTCTCCATATGGCATATTTTGTGCAATATCAATTACTAAACCATCTCCACCTTGATTTACTTTTGTGACTGAAAGATATGATTTAGTTGTTCCATCAGGGTCTAAGGTGACTGTATAATTATTTGCATGTGTTGGTATTTGGATTATTGAAAATCTTACAGGTATATCTTTTGGTATGCATGTAAAAACTCCATAATCAATTACATTCCATTGTTGTAATAACTCAAACTTTTCTATTTTAGTTTGTGTTCCATTATATGCTTGCACCTCAAGCATACGATTATTTATATTTGTCAATGGGACATATATAGCTGGTGTCCATATACCAGGGTGTATAAACATTTCTAATACTAATTCAAATTGTGGCATACTACCACTTGCACCCGCAGATGCACTTACTTCAAAAGATAAATTGATTTCACCTCTAAGTCTTGTATCAAAAGAGGAGGTCCAGATTAAATTATTTGATAATGCTTCACTTGGGTTATATTGTATATTTCTCCATGGTAATTGCGTGACATCTGTGCTAGGTAAAACAATATCTGTTGTTCCACTACCTGATATAGGACTTATTTTGAATAATCCGTATGTCTCTAAATCTAATTCAACATATGAGCCACTCGTAGACCCGGTCACTTCATAATAAGGATATTTTAATCCCTCATTACAAACCATATACATATCATCCCACCATGCTTCATTTAGAAAAGACGAGCTGTATGTATATCCAAATAAGTCAAATGTTGCATCCCAAACATCTTTAACTCTAATTGCAGGTTTGAAATCTTGCACACATATTGCACCATATTGGTCATCTATACCAGCTTGCCCTGCTTGTAAATTATATTGCAATCTTTGTCCGTATTCTGCTAATGGATATACAATTGACCCACTAAATAAATCACCATTCCAACTAGACGATATATTTGTCCATGAGGAGGTATGATTAAATTGTGTTAAATTGGGTAAATCTGTTAAAGTATAAGTTTTTAATTCTCTACCAAAAGATGCAAGACCACCATAAATTGTGACCTCATAACTATCTATAAACTTATTTTGATAAACATTTACTTTGTTTAATTGCAAGTATCCATTTGATAAATAAATACCATCAAAGTCTAACCAACATTGCACTTTATTATTTGTAGAAAAAGTATAAGGGTCTTCAACTGAAATGTCATACACAAACTCAAAAAACTTATTATTCTTTTTGGAGCCTGGTAGATTTATTTGTCTTGTAAAGTCAGCTGGTAATACACCTAAATCAAATAAACCGGTGACATTATCAGACAACTTTATCTCCTCATCTTGGAATAAATCAAGTTGTTCAGTTCCATAACTGCCACTTGCCATTAACTTAAACTTAAAACCTTGCGTGCTAGTTATACCCATCTTAGATAATCAATTTATAGTTTTGTCCAAATTGGAAATCAAATTGATATTGAATTAAATGGTCGTTTACTCCAGTCTTAAAGTTTATGTTTTGTGTAATAATTGTTAATGGTTTTACATTAGTTGTATTTTCTTGCATCCAATAAATCTCATTACTTACCAATAATTGCTTAAAGATATCGTTATAACTTTCAGGAATCCAGAATGAATTGACTGACATATTTTGGTTGCTATCTACAATATAATTTAGAGTTTGACTATCATATTCATTATATGCTAGTGTTCTTTGTTGCCAACTACCAATTTGCGGTTGATAAGTTCTTTTTGTAGAGGTGAATGATTTTCTATTAACCATGTAAAAATTAAAGTAATCAAACTCACTATATCTGTTTTTCCACTTTATTCTTATGTTTGGATACTTTTGTATACAATCAACATTAAAGGTGATTTTTGACCCTAATGGTGTGCTTCCAGAGTATGCCTGTAAAGTATATGTAGATAGACCTAATAGTGTTAAAGGAAATCCTGTTTCTGCAGGTGCTTGTGGGTAAGTTCTTACTTCGTTATTTGAATTACCATCTGCAGCAGTTAGTGCGTATTCACCATTGCCTGTGCTACCTGAATAAACTATTTTTGTAGGTATTGTAGTTCCAATATTTCCAACATAAACTGCACCTTGTCCAATATTATCTATAAATACAGATTGAGTTGCGGGCCCGTCAGTCATTAAAGGCCAGTGCGGTGTCATGTCATATACATTTTCACCTATTGTTTCTGGGAATATTTGGTATCCGTCTACTGCTTTATAAACATTTGACAAGATAGGTGACCCAGTAATATAACTACTACCTGATTGATAACGAGAATAACTGATAAACTTTAAGTAGCTTACAGCAGATACATTCGTTTGTGTTAATGTAGTTTGAGTTGAGTTTACAATTCTACTTACATCAAAAATACCTGTAAAACCTTGTGCAGAGGGATATTTTGCTAATGTCCAACTGTCTCCACTACCACTAGCTGATACACTACCTGTCCATATGGTTAATTCACCTATGTATTGAAAATTATTTGCACCTACTAAGGCAGAGGACGATACGGAAAATATGACTGGCGATTGTGCCAATGACATTGTTGCCGGTGTTTGTATAAATGAATACGACATTTAATAAATCTTTATTATCTAACCATACAAAAACGAAAAGTTATTGACGGTATTAGTTTTTTCTTAGTTCTGCAACCACCTCTACAACTACATCTTTTACTAATGCTTTTGTGTAATTTGCAATCAATCTATCTATGCTTACATCTTGTAAAGCTTTAATTGCATAGTTAAACTTATTGGGATATCTTTTTTTAATCGTTGCAGTTGTTCCACTACCTTCTCCATATGGGTTATTCCAATATCTACCATAGTTTGCACCTGGTGGTGCGTAATCAACCTTTACTCTTGCTCGTTTAGATACGGCATCAAAAGTAATCATTCTATTAGTTGTATTAAAACTTTTAATAGTATCTCTTAGATTGCCTGTTTTAACAGGAGCACCTGCAGCAGTTAAAGTTTTAAGTTGTTCTGCAATTGCAACTAATTCAGGAGTAGATTTTGATATTCTTGCCATGGTATCCTAATTTAATAAGACCCACTAGGATATAAGTTATATAAACATCTAGGTCTATCGTTATGTGTTGTAAGTGTAAATGTAGAAACCCAACCTGCTAATCCATTATTAAATCTATCCATAAATGGTTCGTTTGTAATTTCTGAATTGATTGCAAAACTTTCTAAACTATATTGTGTATATGAAACTAAATCATTTACAATACCTAATGTATTTGCATGAATGTCAACTACATCATTTACACCTTGAAATGGCACATCTTGTGCATTTGTTCTAGGTTCACTTTCGTTATTCTTATTCTTTATTTTATCTGCAATTATTAACTGAATTATATACTCAGTCGTAGTTGGTGTAAAGTTTGCAGCTAAAATACTTACATTACCCAAAGTATAAAATGGATATTCAATTGTATCAATTTCATAAATATCACCCTGTTGCACTTGTGTGATTGAGGGGTGATTTTGCATTATAGTCTTAAAATAATCTAATACATTATAATACAGAGTATAATTGACACCAGCATTGTTTTGTAAATATGACATAGTTTATTATAATTGAATACCACCAAAATATTGGTTTGTTTGGTCAGGATAGATTTGTGTTTGGTTTCCAACAGATGCTAAGTATTGTGGCATAAATTGTGAATAAGATATACAATAATTTTGTAATCTTAAAGCATAATAGTCACCATTCTCTTGTGCTTTCTGTAATAGATAATCAATCTCAGCTTTAGTAGGAGCAACACCTTGTTCAGATTGTTGTTTTACTGCACCATTTGATTTGAATTGAATATTACTAAAAGGGATATACTCAACACATGCATACCAAATTAAAGTATTTTTAATATGGTCGTCTAACAAATCTCTATAATAAATGCTTAGGTTTATTACATTATCGTTTTCAATTTGCACTTGTAAAAAAAAGAATAATACACTACCTAAAAGGTTTTTTAAGTATTTGTCTTGAGCTGTTCTTACAAATGGCAATAAAGCATCTGCGTCAATTGCACCTTGTAATGGTGAGTTTTTAATAATATCGTTTCTTGATATGAATAATGGATATGCCATAGTTATTTTTTATATATTTCGTAATCTTGTTTGAAAAATGCTGACGATACACCTAATGTTCCAAATGTTTCCTCACCAGGACCATTCGGGCCTCTTAAACCTCTATCACCTGGACTTGGTCTATTTTCATCTATTGTTGTTTGGTCACCACTATCATCTGTTGTTGCAGGATTTTCTAATTCTTTATTAGTAGTATCAGCAGTTTCGTCAATAGTTTTACCTGTATCCTCTGCTTGTTGAGAAAGAATAGCTAATGGTGTCAATTGGTCAAAGTATAATTGAGTATTATTAAATCCACTAATTCTAAATGCATAATCTAATGTATTTAAGATAATGTTTTGGAATGGAGAAATAGTCATTGTTTGTAATATACTAAATGCTGTCATCATTTCCTCTGATTGTGAGGAGAAACCATTACCTTCTGTTCTAATACCAAATAGTAATGGACTTGTCACTCTATGTGCTACAAGTATTCTATCTTGTGCGTATTTTGCAACATAGTCATATTTCTCATGTAGGTTTTCAATATTGATTATATCAATTGTAGGTTTAGTAGCAGGGTCATCGTTAAATGATAACATAAATCTACCTGCGTTTCTAGTACCTGTAAACTTATGTTGGACTAAATCCTCAATAGTCTGTCTTTCCTCTGGTGCTGGAATACCTGTATTAAAGTTAATCATAGCAGAGGGTAAGAAACCATTTTCAATATTACTTAAATGTAAATTGGATAATTCAGCCTCAACATATGAGTATTGTAATGACGATACCCAATCAGGTAAAGAATAATAATATAAGTTAGGAGTATAGTTTTTAATATAAAGTATCTCCATATTTTCTTTACTAGTTCCAAATGCAGGCACTTTCTTTTTATTTTTCATTGCTCTTTGGTCTAACCAATCTGTGCAATAATAATAGTTCTCTATTTTTGGGTTTTGATATATCTTTTCTGCTCTTAAATACTGCACCGGTATATGATACATTTTTATAATCTGTGTATGTGCATCATTCCAATAAACTTGATATGCTGCATTACCAAATAATTTTAAGTCAAATGCAACTCGTTTAGTTTCCTCTTGTGGAATTAACTTTTGTAGAGTTTCATTAAATGCTTCGTCTTTTGAGTATAAACCTTTACCAAATATTAAATCTGCTAAACCTTCTATACATGCCGCTGTGGTTGTTGAGGTATTATTAGCAGTTGATATTGCAATAAAAAAGTCGTCATGTCCAAATACGCCAAACGGCACATAAGGTAAACGAGTTTTTGTATCCTCCGTTATAATAGGGAGTTGATTTGGGTTTGATGCTACGATTGAAAAGTTTTGTAATTTGTCCATGTTTAATCCATTATAATATACTCATTTGTAGATACATTTGAAATATATTGGTCATTTTGTTGTTGATATATTGATTTATGTTGAGGAGCATTACTTTGAGACATATAAACTTGCACGCTACCATGCCATATTTCAGTTGTCCCATTTAATAAAGTTGCTCTAAACTCTTGTGCAATATTTGTATTATTTATACTTGCAGTAAAAGATAAAAGACTTTCATACCCATTATAAGTTATTCCTGAAAGGGATGCAGTTGAGTTCATTTGTGTTGTCATATCTTGCAATGCCAATGTGAAATCATTTGAAGCAGTAGGTGAGGTTCTTATTGTATATCCGTTATTTGCAGATTGTATGTATGTAAGCATTATCTAGTGTTTATCTTGTATTACCTGTATATCTAACAACATATTTTACAAAAATGGTAGATTATAGGCAAAATAAAAGCATACCCTTATAAAAAGAGTATGCTTTTATATATTTTTTAGTGCTTATTGATTAGCTATTCGCTGACCCACTAACTACTGTTGGTGCATTTCCCATTCCTGCGAAAGGATTGGTTGCAGTGCTACCTGATAAGAATTGTGCTGGTAATGGTTCTAAACCGGTCATAGTGACAGAATAACCATAAAGGTCTCCTAATCCTGCTCCTGTTTGAATTGTTCCTGCTGTTAAATCCATACCTTTAGTTAAACCTGCTACTAATGCATCACCATTAGTTGTCCACACAATTGCAACTGGACGGCCGTAAGCCAAAGTCTTTAATTGTGTAGTCATTTCTGCTGTTAATTTCTTTAAGTTAAGGGTTAATTCTTGTGAAAAGAATGTAGTTCCATTTTCTCTAGAGGAATTGACAGTTTCCTGATAAGCACTTGTTCCTTTAAGTTGATAATAATACACCACACTTCCACTTGGGAAAGCAGTGATATATCCAGTAGATGCGTTGTCTGTAAAAGCTGGGTCGTAAGAGCTAGACGGATAGTTCATAAAATAAACTCCCTGAATACCACCTACGCTTTCTTTACAAACTTCCTGTCTACCTAATGTTAGTGAGCAAGTTGCCATAATATTTTGATTTAATTTTGTTTTTTATTAAAAAGGGTGAGTGTTTCTACCCACCCTTTAATTATTTTTTGTTTAGTATGCTCCGTAGTATACAATGTCCTGGCCGATGCCAAAGATAACCCCGGACGTGAAACGCATTATTGTGCGATAATTTTGCGAGCCGTCAATGTTTGCCATATCCAATACTCTTACTTCATTGTAATCTGATAATAAACCAGTTCCAAAGTGTAGATTTGAGCGTTGCGCGATTGCAATTTTATTTGCCGACATCCCGGGACATAATACGATTTCAACACCATTAAAGTTAAATGGTTTTTCACCCACGTTCATTTGGTTGTTCCATCCGTTTGCACCGATAGCACCACCTGCTAATGCTTGTTGGTATGCTTTTGCTACATTCGTAGAAACATACATCAACACATCCTCTTTACCATAAACTGTATCAGGTACTGTATTCAATACAGAGTTCATTTTATCTAATACATTTGCTGAGGTCACACTACCAGAGATAACAATACTACCAGATTTTGCTGCTAATACTGCTGTTGCTCCACCTGCTGCAATAGATGCAGAGAATTGAGCTTCAAAACCAAGGAATGACCCGTTAGTTGCTGTTCCTTGCCAAATGTTTTGTTCAGTTGCCTGAGCTACGATACCACCTACATAAGAGATTAAGTAATCGTTAAAAGATTTAGGGATAGTATCAAATGCACTATATCCTAATTGTAAAGCCTCCCAAGATGCTACAAAGTTTTGCTTACATAATTCTAAGTTAACTTGTAATTCTTTAGGGACTAATACTGCTTCAGATAATGCGACACTACCTGAGGTCACAAAATCACAAGATGCATCTTGTACGATGCCGTCAACAGCAATCCTTTGGATTACCTCTTTATATTTGACATTTGGGTGTATAGTCACGTATTTGTTATCCAAAGTTTTTGCGGATAACAAAGCTGCTGCGATATACTGGCCTGCAAACTCACCTGCGTAGGTATTCTGAGTAAATGTAGGTTGTGCTGCTAAGTTCAATGTTTTGTTCATTGTAAATATTTTTGTTTGTTAATAATTTTATCTATACATCTTTGATAATACTGAGCCTTGTGGGTTATCAGTTTTCTTACCAAAGTTGTTAAAGTTTTCTTGTGAAAATCTGTTAATTTGTTCAACTGGTGCACCATCTAATTTAGGTAATTCCATTTCAACATCTTTTTCAGTTGCAATCTCTGCTGCTTTCTTATCAACTACTTCCTCTTTAGGTTTCATTTCTGCAAACATAGACTTCATTTCAGTCATTGCTTTTTCTAATTCGTCAATTCTATAACCTAAAGTTATGATTGGGTCTTTAGTTTCATCTGTGTCCTCACCTAAAGAGTTTCTAGGGTCTTCGTCAGTTGTGTTTGGTAATGCATGTGCAATATCTGTTGTTGCATCTGCCATATCTACTGCAGTATCAGCAACTTCTGGGTTAGCTTCCTCTACATTTTCTCTTGAATTGATTTTACCATCTTTTACTTCAACTCTAATGATTACATCTTTACCTTCACTATCTTTTAATCCGATTTCATATTCGCCGTCTGGAGCTGGAGTTTTCTTACCATCAGCATCAACAACATCTATCGTTTCGTTTAAGTCAAATGTAGGAGATTGTAAAATTGTGCCATCTTTTGTTGTGGCGTCTGTAAAATTAACTGCTTTCTCATCTAATGATAACAAAGTAGCTATTCTATTTAATACATTTTTCGCATTCATATTGTAATGTTTAATTATCTAACAATAGTAAAATTAAATGTTGTTAAAAATTATTGTTTTATTATATAATTTTCAGCGTTTTGTAGGTCGGTAATAGATTTCATACCATTTAATCTGTTCATATCAACCAATTCGGGATGCACCCACCAATCCTCAAAGGGTGAATTATCGTCAACTGATACATTACCTACTATCAATTCATATCCCATTGCTTTTAGATATCGTCTACTTCTATCTCTATATAATTTACTTTCGTCACAATAATAATCATGCTCATAAGTTATTACAGCAAATCTATATTTTTCAAAAGGTATTTCTAATAATGCCTTAAATGTATTTTCTGGTGGTTCGCAATCTAATTGTAGATAATCAAAGTCATATCCCCAACCTAATCTGCTTAGTATTAAATCATAATTGCATTTAGTTGCATCTTGCAAATAACATTTATTCTCTCTTAGTCCGTTAAACTTTTGCCACATATTGTAATCTATTTCAAAACTAATTCCTTTCCAGTCAAAATATTTCTCTAAAATGTAAGTATTTGAGTGTATTTGTGGGTCGTGACTACCTATCTCTACATATTTACCTTGCATTTTACCATTATTTGCAAGTAAAACGAATATGTCCTGAAATGCCTGCGATTGGTTTTTAGGTATTATTTCCCAATTATCAAAAGTATATTTTAATTCTTTAGCTTTATTATAGTATGTTGGTTCTGTCCATTTGTCAGTTCCCCATATGTAAGTAATGAAATCTTTAATAATCTTTTTCCAATCACTACTAATTTCTTTTCGTTTATATAATTCCAATAGATTTTCAATACATTCCTCATGTCTGCTCATATTCCACAATGCAATTCCTGCAATGATTTCCAGACCCCAAACACCAGGGTATCCAATATTACTCCTAAGTCTAAATAAGTCCTTACATGCAATCCCTATTTGCGTATGGGTATAACATTCCTGCCATTCCTTATTGTCTTTATATATTTCAGCAAGTAAGAAATGTCCTTCTGCTTTTTCAGGGTATAAACTAACTGCATGTAGATAAAAAGATTTAGTTGAATATAACCTATTACCTTGTTGTTTAAGACATAGACCAGCTTTTAATAAACTTTCGTATGTCAATTCTTTATTATCCTCTATCTCACTTACTCTTAAATAAAAGTTTAGTGCAGCTGCTGTTTGTCCTTCTCTATAATACCATTCTGCAAGATTGAATGCAGTATCTGAATTAAATGGGTCGTTAATGTAGCTTAGTAATTGCTTATTCATATAATATCTTAAAAAATTGTTCTTTACTCATTCTTAAAAGGTATGCTGAATTATCTGCAACACCAAAAGTTATTATCATCTCATCTCCATATTCTGCAAGACCACAACAAAACTCAATTAGTGAGGTCATAAAGTCAAACTCGTCAGATGCTTTTACTAAATTAAAATCCAAATCAAATTGTAATATTCTATGACGATATACTCCGTCTTTCTGGCCTGTCTTATTAAACCATAAGTTAGTTTCATGCACTATACAATAATACATGTCACCCATACGAATTACTTGACTACCACCTCTAAAATCTTTTATTGCAGGTATAGTCCTGTCAGCTAGAAAGACTTGCTCTGTATCTCCACCTATATTTGCTTTAACTACTTCTACCGGATTACACCATTTCATAAAGTGATATGGTTTATCTAATATAGGCATCCAATTCTTTTCACAATAACTATCTTTGTTAAATGGAGTTGGTATTCTAAACCTGCTTATCTCTTTTATTGTATTGTCTATAACTTTAATCTCTGATAATTCCATTCTGCCTACTCCGCTAGTCGTTGTATCTCTCCTAACACCGCAAAGATATATTTTGTTATCCCACTCAACTAATCTTGCATCCTCTAAACCTACAAACTCCCATAACGGGTCTACATCTAATTTGCTTGTATCTACCCAATTGCACCATCTTAGTTTATCACCTTCTATTTCAGCTAGATAATTCTTAGTTGTAAGTGTGCAATCATTATCAGGGTTAAAGTATGCCAAAGGGCCATACCTTGAATTATATTTTCCGTTAGTGTGATAAAGTGTGTATTGCACATGTCTAATATTCACTATAATTCTACCTTCACTTATTAAAACAGACGGATTTAATAACCCTGTTCCGTTAGTTAGTTCTGGATTTACAATTAAAGGAATTATTCTACCACCATTTTCAATTGCTGATTTAACTACATTGTGTATTGCCATACTTATTATTTATAATGTTCTCCTCCTACCCATAATACAAAAGACTTTCTTGTTCCCTTTGTTATTGGGGTCACTCTATGCATCATATATGAGGGAAATATAACTACTGTTCCTTTTCCTCTTGGACATTTTATTATTGCATCTCCACCTTGCCATATTTCCAAATCACCACCTTCGTAATCATTTGTATCTGATAATTGGACAGTAATACTAACTTTTCTTTGTGATAATATACCAGGTCCTATATCTTGGTGCCATGTATAATGTCCACCATCTGTTGCATAATATTCTGTGTATTGTATTCCTTCTGGTAAATGTTTCAAATCAAATTGCCACAAAGTATTATTTGCTTCAATTGATAAGTCCATCATTTTTTTATATAGCCACTCAAACTCACTAGTTGTTGGTATCCACTTTACAGAGGAGGTGCGTGTCTTTTTATCTATTCCACCTACGACTGTTCCGTCATTAAATGGTAATGGGTTTACTTGGTTAGATACTTTGTGTAATTCCTCAATAGAAAATCCGTTGTCAAAATAATAATAATTTTGAGCATCGGTTAAGTTCACAGGGTATGTGAAAAAACTATGCATAACTGCTTGATTTGGTTGTAAGTAATGTGCCATTAAATATGCCTTTTATACATATCTAACACACCGAAATCAAAAAGTATTAAACTAGCAAGTCACTAATGAGTTTCCACCACTTGTATTGACATTAAAGTAGTAAGTAGTGTTGCTTGTAGGTGCATCAGGACCATATGGTGCAGTTGTAATACCACAATAACCACTATACACTCCACTATTTTGTCCCATACCAAATTGCACAGAGGTATTACTTGTGTTTGTCACACCTAAGTATAATAAAGCTCCTGACGGAATGCTTATTGTTCCTAAGTTAGAATATGTTGAGGTTCCTGATATTGTAGTTGTAGTTCTAATTGCTGCTGCATTATCACCTACTTTATACCAAAATCTAGCCGGTGCATTTGGTGAGGTTCTACCTCTACCATAGAATTGAATTGTCACAGTTGATTTTGCTACTAAGTCTTGGTATTTAACTAACTGATTACTACTATATCCGGTCAAATAAGATGCATCAACATAAAAATAAGACTCGGCTTCTGCTTTTGTAATACATTTATTATCTTGTCCACTAGGGTATGCACCATTTGGATACAAATATGTAGTTGCTTCTGCAAACGTGACTGAGTAATTATTTATTAACATTATTAGTTAGATTTTAATATATCTAATTCTGCTTTTAATTCTTGCACTGCTTTTAATAGAATACCAATTACTGACGGTATGTCCATTCTATTTTGACTTAGACCACTTAGTTCTATTGGTGTATCCTCAGCAATAAAACCAATGTGTGGAGTAAATGTATCACCATTATAATAAAACTCTACTACTGTAGTTTGACCAATTAAGTCCAAAGCATTCTTAGTAAATGTTGTAATGTTATTCTTAAAATCTCTACTACTATTTTGATAAAATGCATCTGCGTAAATAGTATTACCACTTACATAAACAGAAGCATTTGAGGTTGCAGAGTTAGAGGTTCCATTTGCTAATAAAATATATCCTGCTGTTGACGGAGATATTGACGAAAAACCTGGACCTGTTGGACCCGTTGGGCCTGTTGGGCCAGCAGGACCTGTATTACCAGTTGCTCCCGTAGGACCTGTTCCACCTGCAGGTCCAGTTGGGCCTAATGGACCCGTTGGGCCTGTTGGACCAGTTCCACCTGGTGTTCCTTGAGGACCAGTAGGGCCGGTTGGACCAGTAGGGCCGGTTGGGCCTGCACCTCCATTTGTTCCTGCATTACCTTGCAAACCTTGTAAACCAGGATTACCTGGAAAACCTTGTGAGCCTTGGTCTCCTTTTTGTCCGTATCCACCTTGCAAACCTTGTATACCCGGTGTACCTGGACTTCCTGTTCCTAAATTACCTTGAATACCTTGAAATCCTTGTGTTCCTTGTGCCCCTTGAAAACCTTGTGTTCCACTACCTGTATCTCCCTTCTGTCCGCTAGGGCCTTGCAAACCTGGACCACCTGGACCTCCTGGTCCACCTTGTAAACCCTGACTACCACTTGGGCCTTGTATACCTGGACTTCCTGCACCTATATTACCTTGCAAACCTTGCAAACCTTGAATACTTTGACCTGTAAAACCTTGGAAACCATAGAAACCCTGCAAACCTGGAGGGCCTGTTGGTCCAGGTCCTGCTTGTATTCCTTGCGAGCCTGACGGGCCTTGTATTCCTTGAAAACCTAAATCTCCCTGAATACCCTGACTACCACTAACACCTTGTATTCCAGTATTACCTTGTTGTCCGCTAGGGCCTTGCACACCTGGGTCTCCTTTAGTTCCAGGTCCTCCTTGCAATCCTTGACTACCACTAGGGCCTTGAATACCTTGAAAACCTAAATCACCTTGTATACCTTGACTGCCAGTAATACCTTGTAGTCCAGTATCACCTTTTTGACCACTTGGGCCTTGCACACCTGGTCCTCCCGGTGTTCCACCACTACCAGCTTGACCACTAAATCCTTGCAATCCTTGTGTTCCATTACTACCACTTATACCTTGAATACCTTGTATGCTTAAACCTTGTGTTCCTTGCAGACCTTGTGCACCTTGTAAAGATATTGACGAGGTTGATACTGCTTGATTATATCCATTACTATCACCTAACCAAATATAATTAGTAGGTAATTGTGCAGTCATAGTTCCACTAATGATTTGATTACCTACAAATGTATTACTACCACTTAACAAAGCACTACTTGTAATCCAACTATCGTTTAAGTCTCTAACTGCTGATGCAGATATACCACCATAGACATTTGTAAAGTAAGTTGCGTTAGACGCAGATATAAGTTGTTGTTTTGTGTATTGAGCCATATTCTATTTTTATGAATTATTGATTATAAACCATCCTACTACATCTGTATCTCCATTATGGTTAGAGGTAATTGTGAAACTACCTGCACTTTTAGCACTTACTGCTACATATCCATTAGGGTGAGCCAATGTTTGTTTAGTCAACATAATGATTGAGTTTGCAGTCACCAATGAGTTAGATACTGTTACTGTACCTGGGTTTCCACCATCTAATGTTGCAGTTCCTGCTTGTGAATTACTACCAGTTGTAAAATTGACAGTATCTTTCATCAACCATGCACTTCCACTTGCACTATATTGTGCTTTTATATTACCATAACCATCTGAAAGAATAATATTATCATTTAATATTTGTCCTCCACCACTATACCCACCTATGATTACTGTTGCACTTCCATAATGGTTATTACCTGCACCTGCACCTATATAAGTATTTCTACTACCAGATACATTTACAAATCCACTATCATTACCAATTGAAACATTCAACTGACCTGTTGTATTATTATTTAATGCACCTATTCCAATTGCCACATTTTGATTACCCGTTGTATTATTTGCCATTGCTTCACTACCTAATGCAAAGTTATTACTACCACTCGTCACCGATAATGCATTCTTACCTATGGCAACATTTTGTTGCGTGACACTTGCATATCTCATTGCACCATCTCCTATTGCAATACTACTTCCAACACTACCGGTTATATTACTCATAGCATTAAGACCTAATATAACATTATCAGTTGCTCCGTTTTTATTTATAAATGTAATATCACCTTGTATACTTACTGCACCTGATTGAATAAGACTACCTGTTATTGTTGTATTACCATTTATGCTTATACCTGGAAATTCCCAACCGCTGTTATATCTTGCTCTTAGATTACCATTACCATCTGCAAGTATGATATTATAATTTAATGGAGTTCCAGCAGTTCCTGTATATGCACCAATGATAGTATTTCCACTACCTGTGATATATTGACCAGACGAGCCCCCAATAAATACATTACCACTTCCACTTGCATATTGACCAGACGAGGGCCCAATAAATACATTACTATTTCCACTTGCAAATCGCCCAGCATCAGCACCGGCTACAAAGTTTGCATTACCATCAATATTACTAGCTAATGCATTTGTGCCGAATGCAAAGTTATTACTACCTATTGTATTACTACCCAATGCACTTTGACCAATTGCAGTATTACCTATACCAGTAGTATTATTATTTAATGCACCACCTCCTAAGAAAACATTACTAGTTCCACCATTTTTAGATACAAATGTTGTGCTACCTGATATTGTTAAACTACCACTTAAAGTTAAATTACCTTTGATAGATTGATTGCCAAAAAATGCATTACTACCTGTTGTTGCAAATATACCATAGTTTAGTATTTGTGCCGAGCTTGATACAGTACCTGCAGGTGTGCTTCCACCACCAAATGAGCTAGTTGCTACTTGATAATTTTTACCACTACTATTACCTACCCATGCATATCCATTTTGTAAAGATGCAGTAAATAGATTAGTAGTAAGTTGATTACTTATGTTTATACTACCTGTCACTTGAATAGGTGCGTTAGGTGTTTTGAATTGTATTGGATGCCATACTTGTATAGACGAACTGTAAAATGTAAATGTTGTATCAGTTGACCCATAACCCAATCCTGCATCATAATAACCACCTGCGTAGAATGTTGGCACCGGTTCACCTGGATACATAGGGGTATAACTACTTACTCCAAATTGTAATTGACCTTCAGGTGTGCCATTACCTACTGCCATTGTGCTAAATATATTTTGGGGGTCTGCACCATTATTATTGATTGCAATACCTCCATATTGTAATCCAGTTCCGTCTAAGTTTTGGACAAAAAATCCTTGTGGTGAGTAAAAACTTTGATTACTAAATGCTGACCCACTTATAACTAAATAAGGATAATAAGGTCCTGTTCCTATATAAGAGCTACCTGAAACTACATTGCCTGAGGTTATATTAACTTCTACTCCGTCATTACCATATCCTGCACTTATTACAGTTCCGTCAGTTATACCTGGTCCACTCATTACCCAACCTGTGCCAGCTGAGTTTGCTATGGTATCCATATTTGGATTTCCAGATGCATACTCTCCATAAGGGAAAACTAAAAGTGTTCCCGTAGATGCGTTAGGGTCTGAGGGTGTTGTCCCTGCAGGGTCAAATGTTGTAATCGTTTTTACATTTAGACTACCAGTTATTGTTTGGTCACCATTAAATTGGTTAGACCCGGTTGTTGCAAAACTACCTGTTTCAATTGTGCTACCAGTTAAATTGGTTGCGTATATATTTCCACTTACATAAAGACTACCTGTCACATCTAATCCTCTTGTAAATACAGGTGCAGGATTATCTCCTAAGTTTGGTGCAATGGATAAAAATGGTATATAATCAAATGCACTTACATTATCAAAATCATAAAATACAGTTCCATTTATATCTGTGTTTATATATAACTCAATATCAGTATCAAAAGTGTCAGGTGTATAAACACCCATGTTTATAGATGCAGCTCCTGAAATAGGATTTGCATATGCTTGATATTGTGCACCTAACGATGCTGCCGACCCTGTCATTGCAGTCGAGTCAATAAGTTGGAATGTTCCTCCTAATATTTGAGTTCTACCATCAGTAGCTTCTAGGCGTAATCTAGGAGTAGGAGCATCTACACCATCACCACCTTGTATTGCAACTCTGTTTTTAATCAAAGTTCCTACATTTCCAAAAAGACCTGTAATTGAGTTAGACGACGATTGTATTAAACTACCTGATATTATTGTTCTTACAGAGCTAAAAATTATATTTGACGACCCACTTATTCTCATAGTATCACCTGCAGCAAAAGTTGTATTTACTCCTGACGATATTTTTAATGACCTAGTTGGTGAATTGAGTTCTGTTTGTTGTCCTGCATTACCTTGTAAATAAGTTCCGTTTGGAAAGTTTATTGCTCCACTTATATTCTGGTTTCCGTTAAATGTATTACTTCCAGTTGTTGCAAAACTACCTGTTTCAAATACACTACCCGTTTGAATATAGGGTTGTAATTCAGTTGCTATATTTTGGTATGTATCATATGTTAATATTCCACCACTTGTAAATGTTGCTACATACGACCCAGTTGTTTGTTGAATACCACCTAATGATACATCTATTTGGTCTGCGTAAAATGTTCCACTTTGATATATACTACCACTTGCAGTTATTTTCTCATCTGCTCTTATACTTATTTGCTTTTGATTTGCGTATGTAGTCACTAAAACATAAGTCTCATCATTACCTAAGAATAAATTACCACCACTTGCAGTAATATGTGTATCAGTTGCTGCAGTATTGTATATTCCTAAAGTTCTAGCATCATTCAAATCAGGTTGTAAAGTTATACTACCTGTTCCTTTCATTGCATCTGTCACTATTAAAGAAGCACTTATGATTTGCTCACCAACAAATGTATTACTACCAGTTGTTGCATAACTTCCAGTTGCGTCTATTAAACTATTTACCTTAGCATCATTACTTTGTGTATATTCGTTAAATGATGCAGTTGTTGTATAGTCCGTGCTACCACTCACATCAGGAATATTTACACTAAATTGTGTTGTATTACCTTTTGTGAATGTTAAGTTTCTACTACCTGTGTCAAAAGATGCAGTGTATAAAGCTAAACTTGCACTTGTGTCTAAATCAGTAATTGTTGTTCCTACACTACTAGAATATGAATTAAAGTTAATATTGTTTAATGATATAACCGAAGCTGATAAGTAAATACCTTGTCCTGGGTTATGTGAGGTTATGTTAATACTACCACTATTATTGTCAATTGATATTGCAGAGTTTGCAAATTGTTCTATGATAATATCGTTTGCAGTAAAGTTTCTTAGTTGGACACCTTGTTGTGAGTCTAATAAAGTAATGTCATTTCCTGCATCTACAATTCTAAAACTACCTTCACCTATGTCAATAAAGTTTGTTCCACTAATATATAAGTCACCATTTATGTGTTGGTCTCCTATAAAATTATTGCTACCTGTTGTTGCATAACTTCCAGTTTTAGCTATTAAACTATTTACCTTAGCGTCATTTGATGCAGTATAAGCATTAAAAGAAGCTGAGTCCAATGCATTTACACTAACGATTGCAACACCTGCTGCAATGTATGCAGAGATTGCACTACCAGAAAAGTTCATTGATACTGCGTTTCCAACAGGCACACCCTCATCTAAAATTGGTAATGCTATTGAGGAGGTCACATTTGTTAATCTACTACCATCACCTATAAAGATAGATGCTGATACAAAAGACGATGCAGATATTGCTGTAAAGTTATTTGTTTGAGTAAATGTATTTGTTAAATCAGTTCTTGCAAACGACCCCGTATCATTACTATCTACTAATGTATCTATGACATCTGTATTGTAATTTCTAAGTATTTCCGGCGTAATATAATTTGAGTTATTATCTGGAAACGATGCTTGGTTTTCTGCTTCTAATTGTGCTTTTGTAAGTATTGGCATATTTTATTATTGATATTGTATTCTAAATCCTGGACTAAATCCAAAACTAAACCCACCTGTTAATATTTGGAATGGTATAACTCCGTTGATTAAACCTATACCTTGTGATATTAAAGCACCACCACAGCAATCTCTGCCGTATCTGTCCTCATGTATACACAGACAACCTCTACGATTATTCTTTGGACTTGATAAACCCTGAGTAGGGCCTATGTATATACCACTTGCATTCTGTCTATTGACTGAATATCTAAGGTTTCCGTTCCTGCTATTGCTCCAAATTGCCATTAAAGGTAAGTTTAATATCTAACAACGGAAAAACCAAATGTTGTGGGTTATCTTATAGATTTCATTGCTTCCTTATGCATTAAGTCATTCATAAAAGCTTTATCCGATTTATATGCCAATAATAATAAGCATTTCTCTAATGGTTGATTAACTACTATATCTATTTTTTCAATATCTCCATTCGCGAGTTCAACAATTGTTGCATAACTTTTCCACTTCTTGCCAAAATTGGCTTGAGTTTTACTGGAATATCCGCCATCGCTATCGTAGAGTTCAGGGTATAATTCAGTAAGTCCATTAACAAATTGACAAAAAAAAAGAGACAACCGAAATGCACATCCATACTTACCTCTAACCACTTAGTATCATCTATTACTCCATCATAAGGTTTAATAGTATAGGTTTGATTTTTCTTTTTAGTTTCTATTGGCCTGTATAGTATAGACATTATCTTTGGCCAATTCTTATCTATTGTAAGTGTTTCGTATTTAGTTATGTCAGCGTATGCACCATAAGTCATTTGAGATAAGTTAGGTTCAAATCCATATTCAATATCTCCAATCTTAATAAACCTTTGTAATGGTAAATCTACTTTAGACATAAACCCATGCAACTTATTTTTTATTTTATTGTATGTGTCAATTGGTAATGCTTGTATCTCCTCTGCCGTTAAATTACATAAGTGGTTTAATACAAAGGCATCTTGTGCATCTACATCATCTTTATAGTTTTCCATATCTAAATGTAATGCAAGATATTGTTTTAAGGTTATATCTTTCCAGCTATCTGGTGTTGTTATTGTTATTGTCTTTTTCATATTAGTTGTTGTGGTTATCGTTATTGTATGGTTTCATAAATATCATTATCTGTGCTCTCAATGCTTTAACCTTTGCTTCCTCATTTAATAGTTTAGCATTCATTGCAATTAAGTTAGCATTCTGTGTTTCGTTTATGTTTAGTAATTCTCTAATTAAACTTGCCATTTGTTCTATCTGTTCCTCTGTGTATTTAGTATTCATAATAGTCATGTGTATTTGGGTAATCCTTTGTAATTGTTTTTTTACTCTTTATCTTTTTAGCTTCTGCTGTTTCTTTATCTCTCCTGTCATTTATCCATTTCATTAAAACTGCATCATTCATTATCTCATCTAACTTAGTCTTATAGTATTCTTGCCACTCCTGTCTTTCTTTCATCTTATGTAGTTTTGACCTTAGAGGATAAAATCTTGTATGGTAATCATGGTTAGGGCCTTGATATGGATATGATTGTTTCTTTTCATAGGTAGTTCTTTTCCTTTGTTCAATTACCTTTTGCTTTGTATTCAAACATGCATTACAACTATACCTTGGTTTCATTGTGTGAAATGATATACCACATTCTTTACATTCTCTTTGCTCACCATCTTTATGATTAAACTTTACATTCCATAATCCCATATAACTTATTATTTTATATAATACTGATAACATACTTACCTGCGTTTAGTTTCTTTGCATTCAATCTTTCCATTACACCATATCTTAAAGCATCTAATAGGTGATTGTTTGCGTCAATAGGTATGTTTGTCACGCTACCATTGCCATCGTCTATCCATTCGTAGGAGTATAATTCCTCAATCAAGTTAGTATTATTTTTTGGAATTACCAAATTAAATTGCTTAACTAAATCTATGCCCCATTGTATGCTATCTTTACCTTTCTTTACACCTCTTGCTAATGGAAACCCTCCTCTCTTTATCTCGTCTATCAGTCTTGGTTCTGCACTATCTACTACTATGATATCTTTACTATCTACATTACCTCTAAGCAATTCTAATATCTCAGCAGTAATTAAACCCTTTTGATATATGTGTTCATTTACTATTAAACTATTACCTGCTTTCCATATACTAACTAATGCAGTCGGGTCACTTACATATCCTATATCCATACCGAAACAAATAAAATCAGCTGTGTCCATGTCAAAACTATCTACAATCTCAAACTCATATATTTGTTTCTCATTGACTGCAAACTGGCCTAAACCATATGTCATCCAAAATCTCGGGTTGGTTTCTCTATACTTTTCAATAAATCTAACCTGCTCTATTGGTAAGTAAGGGTTTGACTTGTAAGTTGTAATAAAGGTTGCACAATCGTCTCCTGTTTGCACCTGTGATATAATCCAATGCTTAGGACTAAAACTGGGATTGAAACTAAGTATGATTGTCCCTGTTGTTCTAATTGCTAGTTGTAAGTATTGGTCATAACTAAGTTCATTTGCTTCATCTATCCATAATACATTTCTCCTTAAACCTTTTAGCTTCTCTGCATTATCTGTTGAGAAAAACTCTATCTGACTATCGTTCTCAAATGTAAAAACCTTTTCAGTTGCCATCCATCTTTCCTCATCCCATAAACCCATTTCATTCATTATATCCTTAAAGTCTCTTAAAGCAGAGGTTCTAAGTGCAGGGAAAGTCTTTCTTACTACTGATATCAATAACTTTTCCGATAATGCTTTAACGATAAGGTATTGTAGTAATGCAAATGACTTACCACTTCTTGCACTACCTTGGTGTAGTTGTATTTTCTTTTGACAATCCCAAGCATTCTGAAAGGTAATGGTTGTGTTAATTTTCAACTCGCTCATCTGTGCCTTTAATTATATTGACTGATATTGAATGTATCTTTGCATTTATATCCATTGTCCCACTTACATCTAAACTCCTTAGCTTCGGCATTGAGTATTCCATTAGTTTCATTGCAAGTTCCATTGCTTTAACGGGGTCAGTCTTTTTTATCTCAGCTAAGTCCGTTTGTATTGTGTCTAATGTATTATTTACTGCACGAGCAATATTCAACCTCATCATTTCAGTTGTGCGGTTTAGTGCTCCCTTTGGTCTCCCATTTGCATTTATTCTTGTATCTCCTTTAACGAAAGGCATATTGTATCTTATTATATTTTACTATTATCTAACACCACTAATTTATTTTGTTATAGTAGCCGTTCATACCCATACATCTTTACCATATTACCTTCACTATCTGCTATTATCATTACTCCTCCCATCTTATTACCTTTTAGTATAATCTGTTTATCTTTTATCCATGTCCAATTAAAGTTGAAATATGCATAATTGTAATCTATGTGGTGGTAGTTAGTCATGGAATGGATTGTCTAATATGTCCTTCATATGTGACCTCATTTTTCGGATATGTATGAAAGTAGTGCTTTTAGAAATGCCGATACTATCTGCCACTTCATTAAGGGTTTTGTCCGAATACCAATAGTCCTCATATATCATTGCAGATGCAAATTGCTTAGTCTTTTTTAGATTTTGTAATTCATTTCTAACATCGTCATAAGCTTTCATTACATCTATGTCCTTCTGCGTATCATATTCTTGCAATGGTTCGTCGTTCTCTACAAACCCTATATACTTAGTCCTATTTAATTTGGTGGTCTTATTTAACCATCTATGCTTCAGGAATGACATAGCATACATTTTATTATAACTGTCAGCAAAGAATATCTTAGGATTACACTTCTCGTGTAAGTAAATGTAAAGTTCTTGCACCAAGTCTTCACTCTCCTCTTTTGATTTACATATGTTATAGGCAACTTGCAACAACCATGTATTGCAAGTCCTATAAAATTGGTCTAGTCTAATAGCACATTCTGTTTGCATGCTACTTGTGACTTCGTTATACATTAGTTTCAACTTTTTTAATAAAGTCTCTTATCGTATTCATTGCTAATCCCCAATACTTTGCTGCACTACCACACATGCAAGGTTGGTTTGATTTGTCACCTGATAACAACTTAAAGTTATTCCATACATAAGATGCTTTATCCTCTGGTATGTAATCTTTAATACCTTGTGCAAATACCTTTAGTTCATTATATCCTTCCTCTGTGTATGGGTGATATTTACTATCCATTACTTTAAGGTTGTCAATTTTGGTAGTTTAAGTTCATGCTTTGCAGGTGCTTGGTTTGGAATGATTGGACTATCTAAGTCTACAAATCTTTCTAACATATTCCAATAAGGATGCGTAGGACTAAAACTAAAGCCTATACAAGCTAAAATTGTAATTAAGTCCTCTACCTTTTCTAATTTAGACCAGTCAATGTAATACAATGCGTTTTGGTCAATGTCTTTCTTTTCTAATGAAAAATGATTTTCGTTTTTTGTTTGTTCCATGTTTGTTTTGTTTTTATAATTTATCTACCTACTTCATTTAGATATTTTGATTTGCATTGTTCCCAAGTCATACCTATAACATCTATATAATAAAGTGTTTCGTTTTTTAATCTACCTTCTGTGTGTAGTGTTGTATATCTTTTAATTGCTTTATCTTTCCACCACTTAATAGTATAATCATCACCTTGTTCAAAAATAGGATTTAACTTTAATTCGTCTGCGGTAATCTTATTTTGTAAATACTCTTTACCATTCTCGTGAAAGATTGAAAAGTATACACCTCTCTTAAATCCATGGTTATATGTGCCTGCTTTTATTCCAATCTCTTTTAAGATACGATTTAACATTACCTGTTT